GCCCGCCCGTGTTGTTGTCAATACCTTGGATGATGTTTGTCAGGTGCTTGATGTGATTCGTCCTGATGTCAGGAAATGTTCTGTATGCGGTTGTGAGTTCCCACTTGGGGCAAAAACGAAGAGGGATATGTGTGATTCCTGCTACAGGAAGTATAGACGCGGCTATAAGACTGCGAAAGATTATACATATTACCACAAAAAGTCTAGTAAATCATCAATTCCGGACAGGAATACTGCGGTTACTATTAATGGAAGAGGAATGAATAAAAACTAACTTTTATTGAGACTCTGACAGCAAAAATCGGTGGATCGAGTCCGCCGAACTGTGAAGCAAAAGGAGAGATTGAATGAAAACAATAACTACAGTACAAGAATTCTGGAAACTGGTCGACGATATTGATATCGATTCCAGGGAAGACGGAAAGTTTACCGAAGATGAGATGTTCGATATCGGCTGTGCCTTCAAGTCTCTCCGCAATTCAGAGAAGCGTGAGATTGGCGGCTGGGGTAAACTCGTTGAGATTCTTAAGCCAATCGACAAAGATGGCAATGTCATGACCAAGGGTGATACCTTCAGACAGTGGGTCAAGGATCGCTGTTACAGAAAAGGTCTAATGACTCCAAACCCCAAGGTTCTCAGTGACAAGACCGTGGACGAGATGTCGTTCGAGGATTTCGAAGCCAAGACTGAGGAACTGAAGGCCTCCCTGTATAAGCAGCAGGTCAAGACTAGAGATGCTCTTAATGCACAGCGTCTGTTGCTAAGAACTGACGCTAGGGTTGAGAATATCAGAAACACCATCGCAGAAAGCATCGCTAAACTGGAGCCAGTTGTGTTCAAGAGAGATGTCTGCTATGATGCCTGTGCTGAGACCGAGGCAGTTCTATTGTTCTCTGATCTTCATATTGGTATGGAAATTGACAATTTCTATAACAAGTATAATATCGAAATTGCCAAGCAGCGTGTTACAAGACTTGTTGATGAGACTATCAACAAATGCAGACAGTTGGGTGTCTCAAAACTCAACGTGCTCAATCTTGGAGATCTTATTCAGGGTGATATTCACGTGTCCTCAAGACTTCTTCAGGAAGTTGACGCTGTTCAGCAGACAATCGTTGCGGCAGAAGTTACTGCAACAATGCTCACGGAACTTGCAGAGGCTATTCCGGTTGTTACTTACCGTAGCTGCTTGGATAACCATAGTAGAATTCTACCAAATCTCAAGGAGAACCTCGATGAAGAGAGTTTTGCCCTGTTGATCGATTGGTATCTTAAAGAAAGACTTAAAGGCACCCCTGTAGCCTTCATGGAGGACAATCTCGATCATCATATTGGGAAATTTACCTTGATGAACGGTGATATCATGGTGTTTGCCCATGGGCACGAAGTTGATGTCAATTCAAGTGTTCAGAAATACACTGCGGCAACCAGATCATATATCAAGTATGTCGCTTTGGGCCACTGGCATTCAACCAAGATGAAGACTTTCCTTAATAGTAAGGTATTCATCAATGGCAGCTTGTGTGGTCTTGATGCATATGCAGAGAAGCGTGGGTTGTTTGGCGAACCCGAACAAACATTGTTAGTCTTTTCCGGCAACTCAGTGACAAATGTCACCATCAACTTCTCTGATATCAGATAGAGGTGTTGATATGGCTAAATCAAAAAAGAAAACAGCTTCTAAGAAAAAGGAAGTGCAGGTTCAACCTGTCGCTGCCCCGATAGACGATAACATCGAAGCTATTTCACAAAGGGAATATGCGCCTGTCCCAGAGTTCGAGGAACTCGTTGAGGCATACGGGAACGACCGTAAGAAAGCATTGTTTGAATATTGTTATAAACATAATATCGGGTATATCAACAAACTTGTCAATAGGGTTATATCCAATGTTCCGGGAGGGTTACCGCAGGCATATATCGACCTGAAGGAACTCAGCCCAGATTTCCGAGATGTGACATTCTTCTCACAGCTCAGAATGGATAATTTCGATAAAATTTATTCTACGGATTATAGTATTTCACTATTGGACGAGGAAGATCGAAAGAACAGACTTCAGGTTATTGATATCCTGGGTTATGACCCATTCAAAGATGATGATCAGGCCGAAAAGCCAGGTCTCTATCGTGATATGACTGGTATGCTTACTGAAAGCATGAGAAAGGATGTCGCAAAAGCAAAAGCGGCTATTGCTTTCGTCAGAGGTTACAATAACCTTGAAAAATATCAGCGTAAGATTAACGATATTATGAAGATGGACGATATTGACGAAGATACTCAGGAAAGACTGGACCAGTACATCAGAGTCCAGAAGACATTACAGGATTCTATCAACCAGACGGCTGAAAAGAATAACTTTATTGTCAAGGGTCTTGGGTCAAATGGTGTCGGTATGCTGTCCGATGTTATAAATCAGGTCGAAGAAAAAGGTATTGATGATGGTATTACGAATTTCTATGATATTGCTACTTCTAGGTCTATTGAAGAGGTTGCCAATATCAGTATGAGAGCGCAATTGAATCAGATTAACCTCTCCAAGACTGATTATGCCGACATTCTTGGCTTACAGAGTAAGATGGTCCACGAGGCTCAGGCCAAGGCTGCAACAGCTGAGGAAGCTTTAAGATTATGCAAAGAGAAGCTTAAGAAGCAGGAACTTATTGATGAGCTTGCTGCTGAATATCGCGCAAAGGGTATTTCTGAGGATGAAATTGAGGAATTCATTGCCAGAGAGTACCATATGTATGACGACGCAAAGTCGTAATTGATTGTAGTTACATAAGTGGCTGGTCTTCTATGGCCAGTCATTTTTGATAAGTGGAGGGCAAGGATACATGATCAGTGTATATCAGGGTAAAACCAACAACAATGTAACCCTTCGAGACTATGAATCCATGTCCCGTTATATAAAACTTATTCAGTGGGGTAGAAAAAATCCCGTTCAGTTTATTGAGTGGGTCCTTGGCATAGCCTTGATGGATTACCAGAAATGGCTTATCGCCTCATCGTGGACGAAATCAGTTGTTGTATGGGCGTGTAGTAGAAACGCTGGTAAGAGTTTCTTGGTTGCGTGTTTTGTCATGGCAAGAAGCCTATTATTCCCCCATCTGACGACTCAGATTATCTCCGAGCAATGGCAGACAGCCAATGATACATTCAAGAAATTGGAAGATATTGCCACAAACAATATCAAGAGTATCATTTCACATAATACTGTGTTTGTGGATGAGCTGGATAGGAGTACCAGCAGTTCAGATGGCTTTATTCATGATGCCAAGACTGGGTACAAATGCACTCTTTTGAATCATTCCGCAATTACCACAATCGCTGGTAAATCAAGATCTGCCCGTGGTAGACGTTCCAACCTTAACATTTACGATGAAGCCGGTTTCATTACAAAAGAGACGTTCGATATTACCGAGCCGTATACGGCTCAGGAATCTGATTTCAAGCTTGGTGCTGATTTTGATGGTAGTATCTATCCACGAGAAATTCCAAATATGTTATTCTACGTTGGATCTGCGTCAGATACAAATTCAGCATTCTACGCTTTGTACAAAGAAGGTACGAAGCAGATGCTCGCTGGTAATAATACATTCTTTGTCGCTGATATTAACTGCGAGGTTCCAAAGCACCCAACAGTTAATGGGCACAAGGTTGCTCCTTTATTGAAGCAGGCCACAATCGACAAGAAGATGAGAGAAAACGAAATCGTTGCAATGAGAGAATATTATAATATCTTCGATCATTTCGACTTGGAAGATTCCGTTGTTTCTCGTTCTGATATCTTGGCAAACACAGAGGTTATTCCTCCGGGTTTGTCGTGGGGTGGTAAAAAACACAAATATATTATCACCTTTGACCCTGCAGCCAAGAGGGATAACTCTCCTGTCCTGATTACTGAGATCTTTAAGGATGATCAGGATCAGTATTGTGCAAGATTTATTCATATGGAAAACTTCATCGTAACATATGCGGATGGTTCAAAACGTCCTATGAGACTCGATGAACAAGTAAAGAGATTCTGGGAACTCATCTATGAGTATAACGGCAGAGACAAGGTTCCTGCCTATGAAAATGTCAAGGTTATTATTGACCTTGGTGTTGGTGGTCAGGCGCCTGCTCTTATACAGGAATTATGCAAAGACTGGGTCGATGCGCAGGGACGTACTCATCATGGTATCTATGATGAGAATAACGAGGATTCTGTTCACTGGGCAGAATCTTATCCAAATGCTATTCCTGGTGTTTTGATTGGTGTTGAACCTCGCGCACACAGAAATGATATGTTTGAAGCCGCTAAAATCTTGGTCCCCGCCGGGGCTATCAAGTTCCCACCGCCATGCCCTAAATATGACACATTGGTATATGACGATGGTACCGAGAAGAAGCTTTGCAAAGCTGAATTAAATTCATTGATCCAGATGGATTTGATGAAAGAAGAAATGATTGCGATGACCAGATTTAAGTCTCCTTCTGGGAATATCACTTATAAGTTACCACCTGAGAAAGAGAGAAAGATGCACGATGATAGAAACTATGCTGCTGTCATGGCGTGCTGGTATGTTAAGCAATTACGTGATGAAATGGATTTTGGTGAGGGCAGCTCCGTT